TGGACAGGTAGGTTCTGTAACCGTCCAAGGAACGGCAGATGTAAACCTAGTGGGTGTGGCAGGAACAACTAGTCTTGGAACTGTAACCGTAGCCGCTAACGCAGATGTGCCTGTAACAGGATTACAAGCGACTGGCTCAGTAGGCTCAGTCACGGTAGATGTAAGAACGGATGTAGATGTAGTTGGTGTAGCGGGAACAGTACAGCTTGGCACAGTAGCCGTAAACGCAGATGTTACTGTAGATCTAGTTGGAGTCTCTGCTACAGGCAATGTTGGACAGGTTGTTATTGGAGTGCCAGTCACAGGATTCCAGCTTACTGCGTCTTTAGGCACGGTAATTATTGCGGTAAATGCGGTTGTAACACCAGTAGGAGTACAGGCAACAGGACAGATCGGTGATGTTTTAGTTTGGAGTCAAATAGACCCTAACCAGAATCCAAATTGGACGGGCATAAATGATGGACAAACACCTGTCTGGACTGATATTATTGACACACAAAGTCCTAATTGGACAGAAATTTTAGAGGCGGCTTAAATGGCAAGTACATACTCGACCAACCTAAAAATTGAGCTGATTGGCACAGGCGAACAGGTCGGCACTTGGGGAGCTACTACCAACGATAACTTCTCGAACGTATTTGAGCAGTCGATTGTAGGGCGAGGAACTGCTAACTTCCCATCCGATGCCAATTTAACCATCACGCTGACAGACTCTGTAGCTAGTCAAACTGCCCGTAATTTGTATATCAACGCCACTTCTGGCGTCAGTTTAACGACTACTCGTGACCTCATCGTACCCACTATCAACAAGACTTATATCGTTGAGAACAATACTACGGGTAGCCAGTCTATCCGAGTAAAGACCTCTGCTGGTACTGGGATTACAATCCCTAATGGCGTAAAAGCCTTTTTGTATGTAAACGGCACTAACGTAATTGGTGCTTTTGATTATTTAAACAGCCTGACTTTAGGAACCCCACTGCCCGTTACTTCGGGTGGTACAGGAGCTTCTACAGTATCTGGCGCTCAGGCGAATTTACAAGTAGACCCTGCTGGCACTGCAATAGCAATGAGCATAGCCCTTGGATAATTATGAATAGTGGAATCTATTTAATAACCAACAACATTACTGGTAAACAGTATGTTGGGCAAAGTATTCGTCTTTCAAAAAGATTTTGGAGGCACAAAAATGCAGCTAAAACACAAAATCCAAGAGAAGCGTTTTGTTTGCATAAAGCTATTGCAAAACATGGTGTAGAAAATTTTAAATTTGATGTTATTTTGTATGCAAATGATCCAGACTATTTAAATATGATGGAGCAAAAAATTATAGATGCCTATAAAACCATGGCTCCTTTTGGTTACAATTTAGACACTGGCGGAGTTACAAACAGAAAAGTATCAGAAGAAACAAAACTTAAGCTGTCACTTGCTTTGAAAGGAAAACCTTGCCCAACTAAAGGTAAACCGCACACAGAGGAAACAAAACAAAAAATAGCTTTAGCTTTAAAAGGAAAACGTAAATCAGAACAGCATATTAAAAATGCTTCGGAGGCACGTAAAGGGTTTAAGCATTCTGAAGAAACGAAAGTTAAACTTAAAGCAATAGACAGATCGTATGTAAGCACTCCTGAACATAGGGAAAAACTAAAAGCTGCTTGGGCAGCTAAAAGAGGAAATTAAATTATGGCAAATACCTTCAAGAACTCATTTAGCAAGAACGTAGGCACTTCGCCCGTTACTGTATATACGGCTCCGTCTGCGACCCAGACTACGCTGATTGGCTTGTCTGTGGCTAATGTGTCAACTTCGCCAATTACTTGCGATGCCTATCTTACATCTTCGGCTACCGACTACTACCTCATTAAGACTGGCGTTGTGCCTGTTGGCGGTTCGTTAGTGATCGTAGGCGGAGAGCAAAAGGTTGTATTAGAAGCCGCTGACGCACTCAAAGTCGTAACTTCTGCCGCAAGTTCAGCAGACGTTGTGGTTTCTTACTTAGAGATTACCTAATCGAGGGCTAAATGAGCTATCTAGGAAATACACCAACCACCCAGAGCTTTATCTCTGGCACTGACTACTTCAACGGCACAGGCGCTCAGACTGCGTTTACCTTATCCCGCACAGTAGCCTCTGTTAACGACATTCAGGCGGTAGTCAATAACGTAGTCCAAGTCCCTAACGATGCGTATACCATCAGCGGTACGACTATTACCTTTACCTCTGCTCCATCAGCTGGCACACAGAACGTCTACGTGCGTTACCTTAGCACCACGACTCAGGCAATTACTCCATCGCAGAATACGGTTAGCTGGAGTACGTTAGATACAAACACCCAGCAAGACTTAGGTATTAATAACAAAAACAGAATTATCAATGGCAATATGGCTATTGACCAGAGGAATGCTGGTGCTAGTATCAACAACGATACTTCAGGAACTCAATTTTCTTTAGATAGATGGCTTATTTACGGTGTTCAAGCATCTAAATTTAGCGTTCAACAAAATGCTGGTTCTGTAACTCCACCAGTAGGATTTGCTAATTATCTTGGGGTCACCTCTTTATCTGCTTATTCGGTTGGAGCTGGAGATTTTTTTACAGTCATTCAACGAATTGAAGGATTTAATTTTGCAGATTGCAATTGGGGAACAGCAAACGCTAAAACAGTAACATTGTCATTTTGGGTTCGCAGTTCTTTAACTGGAAGTTTTGGTGGAACTATAACAAATAATGATGCTAGTCGTTCATACCCATTTTCTTATACTATTTCATCAGCAAACACTTGGGAACAAAAATCAATCACGGTAGCTGGTGATACAACAGGAACTTGGGTAGGTGCTACAAACGGAACAGGTGTTCAAGTTAGATTTGGTCTTGGTTCAGGTGCTACTTATACTGGAACAGCAAACACATGGGCTGGAACATATTACAACCAACCAACAGGCACAACATCCGTAGTCGGCACAAACGGTGCTACCTTCTACATCACAGGCGTACAACTCGAAGTAGGCACACAGGCAACGACCTTCACAACAGCGGGTGGTTCATACGGTGCTGAATTGGCTTTGTGTCAGAGGTACTTTCAATTATTTGGTTCTATTTCTACTCCAGCAACAAATGTAATGCTTGGTGGTGCAATGGCTACAAGCTCTACGGGGGGAATGGCTGTTATTGGATTGGTGCAAGAATTAAGAAGTTCTCCATCTTTAACTTTTTCATCAACTGCATCTGCATTTAGAGTAGTTAATTCTACTGATTCAAGTATTGCTTGTAATGCTGTTCCAACTGCTAACATTCTTGCAAACAAAGCAATTAGAGTTAGTTTTGGTGTGGCAAGCGGATTGACTGCTGGAAATGCAACAATTTTGTTTGGCGATAACAGCAATGCTGCTTGGATAGGTGTTTCATCGGAGTTATAAAATGTATAAATTATTTAATTCATCATTACAACAATTTGTTATTAGACTTTCCGATAACACTTACATTCCATTCGCACCCGACAACACCGACTACGCTAACTTCAAGACCGCCATCCTCGAAGACAAGGCGCAGTTACAAGACGCAGACGGCAACACCATGACCGCAGAACAGGCAAAAGACTTTGTGAAGGAGTTACCATAATGCCAGTAAGTTTCATACAAAATGCAAGTATTGCGGCTGGGGCTGGGATTAGCACTTCTAAATTAGGTGCTGGTTCTGTGTTGCAAGTGGTTAGCTCAACTAAAACTGATACATTTTCATCGTCAGCCACAGGTTCTTGGCTAGATGTCACAGGTTTGAGTGTAACAATTACCCCATCGTCTGCTTCTAATAAAGTTATGGTTTTTGGTCGTATTACTGGCATGGGTACTTCAACCGTTACTCGACTGCAAATGAGATTAGTTCGTGATTCAACTGCAATTTCTATTGGCGATGCAGCAGGTTCAAGATTACAAGTATCTGGTAATGAATTATATGTGGCAGAAATTGGTGCATATTTAGGTTCAGTAGCTACTTTTTTGGATTCACCGTCAACAACTTCTGCAACAACTTACAAAATTCAAATACGAAATGGTAATGCTGCAGGAACAGTTTATTTAAATCGTTCACAAGAAGATACAGACAGCAGTCCATTTCCAAGAGGAACATCATCAATTACAATTATGGAGATAGCGGCATGAACCATAAAGCTATATATAAACTATATCCGCAAGTCGTTACTATTGATGACGGCACAGGTGCGTTTGATAAAGACGGAAACAAAGTCGAGATTGACCTAGCCGCAGTAAACGCTTGGGTTGACCCAGAAGCATACAAATACGCAAGAGCTAAAGCCTACCCCTCATATGCCGACCAGTTTGACACCATCTTCCATGAAGGCATAGACGCATGGAAAGCACAGATTCAAGCGGTAAAAGACCGTTATCCAAAATCATGATCCAATACTGTACCTATTTAACAGTCTACAAGGGCAATAAAATGCCGCCATTCTATATTGGTTCAACCAGTGTAGATAACGTTGCTGACGGTTATCACGGTACAGTTCTTTCGGCAAAATACAAATCTGTATGGCGGGAAGAATTAAAGGAAAACAGTCATTTATTTAAGACTAAGGTAGTGTCTATACATAACGATAGACAAGAAGCATTGGATAAGGAAAATGCTTTACAGCGGTCTTTAAATGTAACCAAAAGTGATCTCTATATAAATCAAGCACTAGCAAGTGGATGCTTTGGGAATATGGGAGAAGAAGCCTTAGTCAAGATGAGAATTACCAAAAAGTCTCAAGGTAAAATTGTTGGGGCTAAGATTTCTGCAATTAGAAACAACCCAGAATGGAAAGAAACAATTGGTAAACAGGCTGCTATTAAGTTGTCTCACACAAAGAAAGACCCTAATAGGGTGCATATTGAGGCTGAAAGAAATCGCAAAAATTCTGCAACTGTTAATAGTGAAGAATGGAAAAATACTGTTGGTGCAGAGAGAGCTAGAAAAATATCTGCAAAAATTAAAGAATTAATGTCTGATCCAAGTTGGGCAGAAAAGGAATTAAAAAGAAAAAGCAGTTTGATGAAAACAATAAATTCTGAAGATTATCAATCTAAGCAAAAAGAGAGAAATGCTAAGAGAAGTTTGTCTGTATCAAAGACAAAGTCTAATCCAGAATGGAAAGCAAAAAACAGTACCCCATGCGTATTGTGTGGTAAACCATACCTTAACAATTTATTATCTAGGCATACCATGAAATGCAAAAAAGAGAAGGATAACCAATCGTGAGTTATATAGGCGCATCCCCCACCACAGCTGCTTTTGTAACAGATCAATTTAGTGCAAATGGGTCTGGAACCGTATTTACATTAAGCACCGCCCCAGCGAATACTAACTCGATATTGGTTGCAGTTAGTGGCGTTTTGCAATCTCCAGATACATATAGCGTATCAGGTACAACCCTCACATTCTCTGCTGCACCTCCCGCTGGCACAGGCAATATCTCAGTACGCTTTCTAGGCATCCCCGCTTCAGGTGTAACTAATACCGCCTACAGAACCCAGACCGAGTTCACAGCAACTGCTGGTCAGACTACCTTCTCCGTTCCAAGCTACACGGTTGGCTTTATTGATGTCTACCGTAACGGTGCATTACTAGGATCAGCCGACTTCACAGCGACTAGCGGAACGACAGTCGTACTTGCCAACCCAGCATCTGCGGGTGACTTAGTTGAGACCGTATCGTTCTTCGTGTCGAGCGTGTTAAATGCGATTCCAGCGGTGGCAAATGCCGTAACGACTTCGTATATTAATAACGGGGCTGTAACGGCTGCTAAGATGGGTTATGCTGGGGCTGTGTTGCAAGTGGTTAATGCTACTTATACAACAACAACATCTACAACCAGCACTTCTTATGTCGATACTGGTCTTTCAGGTTCTATAACACCATTGTATTCAACCAGCAAAATATTAGTTATTGCTACTATTAATGGCGTTGGAAAGGATGGGAATACACAAATTGCGTTTAAATTATTAAGGGGTTCAACAAGTTTGTTTAATTATGAATCTTCTGCTACATATACAGCAACATCTGCAAATAATTTTGTAGGTTCTTGCGGTGTTGAATATTTAGATTCTCCAGCAACTACATCATCCACATCTTATAAAGTTCAATTTAGAAGCGTTGCTGGAGC